GACGTTAGAACGCTACCGGACAATGAGCGCAAGGTTCTTTACTACTTGATGCAAAGAGAAGAAGTCCCGGTAGAGTCTTTGGCCAGAATGAATGACAAGGCCAGAGAAACCATCACCCGTTACGGGCAGAAGATGGTGGATGTCGGGCTGCTTAGCCCAGAGACGTTTAACAAAAACGCCGCAACATATTTGCATCGCGAGTACACGACTAAGCTCAAGCCGCAGAGTTTGATTGAGCGGGCTACGCAAAACTTGAGATTGATTGGTTCCGAACTTAAACCTCGTGGCGTTGTAGTTGATGTGACTGAGGATGAACTGCCCAAGTTTATTGAGCAGGGATGGGAACGCTTTGGTGATTCCAAGAGCGGCAAGGTTCGTGTTCGTCGCCAGTTGACCAAAGAAGAGCGTCAAGCCAAGGGTGAAATTGACGATGCGGCTTTTGCCATAGCCCGAACGGGTCAGTTGATGTCCAACGACATCGCAACCTATAAACTCTTTGATGACATCGCCAAGATGGATCAGTACGTCAGCGATGCCCCAAAGGAAGGGTGGGAGCAGGTCACCACTGACAAACTCAAGGAAACTAACATCGCCAAGTTTGGCAACCTTGCGGGTAAGTACGTTGACCCTGTAGTGCTGAACGATCTCAAGTCAATTGACTACTCAAGAAGTCTGTCTAGGAACCCTGCGTTCAAAACATATCAGCAGTTGCTCAGGGCATGGAAAGTTGGCAAGACCGCGCTCAATCCGGCGGTACACGTCAACAACATTATGTCCAACTTTATGCTGTATGACCTGTCCGGATCAGACTGGTCTAGCCTTGCGCGTGCAGCAAATGAAATCCGCAAGGGCAGCGACAGCGAAGTCTACGAGCAGGCCAGAAAACTTGGCGTGTTTGATGCAGGCTTTTCTTCCCAAGAGTTGGGACGAGAAGGCAGACAAATGCTGGATGAGTTAGAGGCCATCAACCCGGCCACGGATAACGTGGATAAGATTTTTAGGGTGGCTAACGCTGGATGGAAAAAGACCGGCGGTAAAGTCATTGATGCGTACCAGCAAGAAGACAGCATCTTCAGGTTTGGCATATTCATGGATCGACTGAAGGCAGGTATGTCTCCAGAAGATGCCGCTGCCGAGTCCAAGAAGTGGTTGATTGACTACGAAATCAACGCGCCAATTATTCAGACGATGCGCAATACGACGCATCCGTTTATCGCATACAGTTATCGTGCGGTTCCGCTTCTAGCAGAGTCCGCTGCAATGCGTCCGTGGAAGTACGCCAAGTGGGCTGCGCTCGGTCATGCTGTAAACGAATACGGCGAAGCAGAAGGCGCTGGCGAAACAGAACTTGAGCGGAAGATGCTTCCGGAGTCGCAGAAGGGAACGTGGTTTGGTGTGCCGGGTATGCCATCAACCATGATCAAATTACCGACCGAAGAGCGGTCAGAGTATCTTGATGTAAAACGATTCATTCCCGGCGGTGACATCTTTGCCACGACCGAAGCAACCGGGCGACGGTTTGAGTTTCTTCCGCAGGCTCTTCAGCCGGGTGGTCCGCTCTTTGATGGATTCACCATTCTGTATGAGGGCAGAGATCCCTTTACCGGACGTGATCTGCCGGGACTGAACATTGGCAAGACTGAAGCTGAGGTCCGGGCTAACAACGCTGCCATCAAAGCCAGCAAGTTCATTACGTCTTTGCTGCCTAACTTACCCGGCATTCCCGGCGCTCCCGCTACTGAGAAATTTAAACGTGCTGAGGCTGGCGCAGAAACGGTTACGCAATCTCCCATCACGACCACCGATGCCGTGCTCCAGACTTTTGGTATCAAGGTTACGCCGGTTGATGTGGATAAACTGACTGCACAGCAACAGTTTGCCATGGTTCGTGAGCGAGACGCATTGTCCAAGAAATACCTTGATGTTCAGAGAAAGTACGAGCAAGGTCTTATTTCGGAAGAGGAATTCACAAAAGCCTCCGACGATTACTTGGACCGCATTCAGGCTCTGAGTGACAAGTACGCTAAGCGGATGGCTCCCCCTGAAAAAAAGGCTAAGGGGGGCGTTGTATACGCTCCTGAAGAGCAGGACTTGCTAAGACGCTACTCAAGCAGGTAGAGTCAAGCCCATGAAAAAGCGGGAGAAGTACATCCCTGTCCAGATTGAGGATGGGAAGTGGTACCGCATGAAGGGTTACACGCACACGGAGTGCTGTGACTGTGCGCTCGTACACAAGGAAGAGTTCCGGGTCATTGACGGCCACATTGAGTGGAAGGCCGTAAGAGACGACAAGGCCACGGAAAAACGCCGTAAGGAACTAGGCATCAAAATCACCAAGAAGTAATCATGCCCAGATATACAAACGATCAAGAATTTATAGAGGCTTGGAAGCGGTTCGGAAAAGCAAGTTTAGTTGCTAAACACTTAGACATGGATGTCAGGTCCGTCTACGACAGGCGACGTTCATTGGAGCAGAAATACTGCATATCCCTTGAAAGCAGTAGAAGGAACCCTGCTGCCACAAGCCAAAAGAGCTTAGTGGGAAATAAACTAAACGAGTTAGCTAAGATCCGTCAGGATAAATACGAGTCGGAAATGGTTGACGCCGTGACTGACGGTGTGATTCTCGTGGCGTCGGACTGCCACTACTGGCCCAGCATCGTGACCAAGGCGCATCAGGCGTTTTGTAAGTTGGCCAAGGAACTCAAGCCCAAGATGGTGGTGCTGAACGGCGACATCTTGGACGGTGCCCGGATCAGCCGACACGCTCGCATCATGTGGGAAAAGCAGCCGCAGATGAAGGACGAGATCGCTGCCGTACAGGATCGCTGCGCTGAGATCGAACGTGCGGCCTCAGGGGCCAAGTTGGTTCGCACCATTGGTAACCACGATGCCCGCTTTGAGAACTATCTCTCAAGCCGTGTGGGTGAACTGGAAGAACTAACCGGCATGACCCTGCTGGATTACTTGCCGCGCTGGCGAGCCGGGTGGTGCATTCACCTTAACAACCAGACGGACGGGTGGACCACCATCCGGCATCGCCCTGTTTCGGGCGGTATCCATTCGGCCTATAACTCGACGCTCAAAGCAGGGGTGTCGTACGTACACGGGCATCTGCATAAACTTCAAGTTACCCCGTGGTCGGATTACCGTGGCCGTAGATACGGTGTAGACACCGGTACCATGGCTGAGCCGTATGGTCCTCAGTTCAACTACACCGAAGCGGGGCCGGTCAACTGGGCCTCGGGCTTTGCGGTGCTCACGTTCTACAAGGGCAAGCTATTGCAGCCGGAACTGTGTGTGGTTGAGCACGGCGATGCGTGGTTCAGAGGGCAGAAACTCTAATGCGTTGTACGCAGTGTAAGTACTTCGTCAAGACGTACGAAGGCGAGGGGTGGTGTTCTCACCCCAGATACTCGGAACTGGTGATTCTCTCAACGGGCAGCGAACCCTGCCGAGGCAACGGTTACGTCAAGGGAAGCGGACAATCTCCTGCTCCGCTGCCTGTCGCTGAAGAGAATCCACGTACGCGGTAACAATCGCTTCGATGAATTCGTCAAAGCGGTCCGGCGTGAACTGCATAAAGTCATACACCCCGTAGGCTTCGATGAAGTGACCGGCTGCGACAGCGGCTTCGTTTAAAGCGGTTCGTTCGTTCGGTTGTTTGTCAATCATGTAGGCATCCATGCAGCGCATGCTGCAAAATCTTGCGGGCTTCTTACTTCTTCCGGGCGGAGGCATATATAGGTACCCCCGCTCCTTCCGGCGGCAGATTGGGCAGGAACCGAAATTCGGTAACTTCTGTGTACTTGCCGTTTTTACGTACTTTGATTTCATCGGGCTTCATTAGGGTGTGGGCTTTAGCGAGGGCATCGGTCGTGCTGGTCGGGAGAACTCCGGGTCCAGTCATGCGCCGCTGCCACCACTTACGAGCCTTCTCTTGGGGGTAGCCTTTATGGTCAAAGCAGACCCACTCTCGGTACACCACGAGTCCTGATCGGTATTCCACCCGCATGGAATCGGGGCTGCCGGTTTTGGGGTGGCGACGATAAGCAATCGCGTTGACCTTGACCCACTCCTCAGGGAGAGCCGCAGCCATCACCGGTAGTGTCGTGGCCGTACGGTCAATCTCCACTTCACGCGGGGGCCACTCGTACCCGCAGTCCAAACATTCCATGGCCGCAGCGTGGACAATGCTCTTGCACTCGGGACAGGTCTTGGTCGGGGCCACGCCTTCTTCAGTGGACTTGCGGGGCTTCTTGGGATTGATGCGATCTACCGGACCATGACGGGCGACGTTGCCTGCAAAGTCCAGTACCAAGCAGTCGGCCTTGCCGGGGTGATTACGCATCCCACGGCCCATGATCTGGACGTACAGCCCCACCGATTGGGTAGGCCGGAGCAACGCCAGCAGGTCTACCGTAGGCGCGTTAAAGCCCGTGGTCAGGACGCCCATAGAAGCCAGCGCCTGAATGCGCCCTGCCTTGAAGTCCGCCACAATGCGATCTCGTTCGGCTTTAGGGGTCTCCCCAAAGATCGTCTCACAGGTGATCCCGTAACTACGAACCAGTTCGGCAATATGGCTGGCATGGGAAACACCCGCGCAGAAGAGCAGCCATGACTTGCGGTTTTGCCCGAAGGCTACGATCTCGCGGACGACCGACTGGTTTACGTCCTTCTTGTCTACCGCCCGCTCCAGTTCACCGGGGATAAACTCGCCGCCTCGGATGCTGACGCCGCTGACATCCAGTTTGGTCTTGGGTTCCTTGGATACCAACTTGGTCAAGTACCCCTCTTTCACCATGTCCGAGAGCGGGGCTTCGTAAGACACGTCGTTGAAGAGCGCGTCCTTGCCGCTGCACAAAAGCCCGCTGTCCAAGCGATAGGGTGTTGCAGTCAACCCAATCACCCGGAGGTGGGGGTTCATCACCTTCAGCGTCTTCAGGAACTTCTGATACATCGTGTTGGTCTTACGCGGAATCAAATGCGCCTCGTCAATCAGGCACAGGTCCACCTTCGTGAACTTGGTCGCGTGTTTGTGTACCGACTGGATGCCACAAAACACAATTGACGGGTCGAAGTCGCGCTGATTTAAACCGGCTGAGTTGATCCCCGCCGGAGCCTCGGGCCACAGACGCTTCAGTTCCTCGTAGTTCTGCTTGATCAGTTCCCGTACGTGCGTCACCACTACGATCTTGCTGTCGGGCCAGTTGGCCAAGACCTTGCGGCAAAACTCCGCAATCACAAAGCTCTTGCCGGTGCCTGTGGGCAACACAATCAGCGGATTGCCATCGTTCTCCGCAAGATACTTGAACGTGTAGTCAATGGCTTCAGTTTGATATGGGCGTAACGTAATCACGAGTTCAATCCTGACTTGGGTGCTTTGCTCAAGATGTACTTAGCAAGCGTCTGTACTTTCAAAAATTCAGTCGTCGAATCACTCAGCAGCATGGCGTGTGCGTACACATCCAGCGCCTTCAAGATCAAATACATTTCCTCACCAGAGAAAGCGAATTCATCATCGTCCTCTATGAGCAGCTCCGGTTTGTCCATTTGGTTCCATCTTTCATTGTGTATTCAACCCAGCCCTCACCGTAATCGGTCTGCTCTCCCGGCACAAGGTTAGGGTGAAAGAGATGATCGTCGCAGCCTGCGCGTTGCATGTTGAGAGTTAACAAGTGGTCATGCTTCTCACACTTCCACGTACCCTCTGGCAGCGGCGTCGAGTACATACACGTTCGACACGACTTCTGCGTCGGCATCTCATCGTTGTGACACAACCCATGAAACGAGCAGTACTTGCACTCGTGCCACGCAGGTTCATTTGAAATCTTACTCGGGGGCCTCGGTGCAAAGACAATGCGCTTGGCCTTGTCAATAAACTTCTGCGCGTCGCCCTCAGAGTATTCGGTGCGGATGCTTACGATGTCGCGAACGCCGGGACTGCCAACAGTCATGTAATGCCGCTCGGCTTTGAAGTAGTGCATATACACTTGAGCCTGAGCGTAGTAGACGTAATCCCATTCCCTGAGCGTGTTCTCTTCGCCCTTGCTGATCTTCAGCGACGAAACCTTTTTGAACTTCTGCTCGTTGACGATCTTGCATTCCCAGACATGAAGTTTCTTTGGGGATTGCAAAAGACCG